TAGATTCATTGGTTGAACCGAGATAAGATCCTTAGCTACGATTTCACCAAATACTCTTCTTACAAGTGGAAGAGCAACACCCGCCCAAGCTTCAGAGTTACCTGCAGTAATGTTAGTAACTGTACCTTGCTGAGAAGCCTCATTTACAAGCTGTTTAGCTTGGTTTTCTAACAACATAGACATGTTGTTTCTTTCTGTTGAAGATTCGATTCCTTCTAGAAGTCCTGATTTACCCCACTTGTTAGCTAACTTAGCTGACTCTTGGGAGAGAACTTGGTACGGAGATGAACCTTCTAATAAAGTATTTACGTTCATTTTATTAGTTTTTGTAAATTATTGTTTAATTGTGATATTTGCTAGCTTTTGCATTCTAGCAACCATATGATTAGATTCGTTAAGAATTTCTTTCTTTGGTGCAGTAGATTTACCTGCTGCTTTAGAAGCCATTCCTAAGCCTTCTTTTAATGATCTCTTTGGAGCCGCTTTCTTTCCTTTCGAAATAGTAAACGTATCCTTAATTGTTTCATAAATTAACTTAGCTTCTTTAGCGCTTTCAGCTTTGTCTAATGTTTCAACAACGCGAAGTTTTTGAACATCATCTAAAGTGTTTGCTTTAAAAATACGGTTAACATATAGTAATTTAGAATTAAGTAAATTCACTTCATTCAACTCAGTTCTAACAGTTTTAAGTGCTTCTTTAGTTTCTTGAAGTTCAACATTTTCCGCCATTTTTTGTTTAATTGAATCATAAACAAATTTCTGCCACCTTGGAGAGTTGATTACGTTGTTTAGTTGGCCCATACTGAAACCAGTTTCTCCCTGACTAAGTAATTCCTCTCCTGCTTCTCTGGCTTTATTTTGCCAATCTTTAACAGAAGTTGCGGTTTTTACTAGGGGATAAAGCGTGTCACTTAAAGTTGTATCTGCAGCCATTCCTCCACCTCTTAAGGCGGCACCTGCTGCTCTTCCCATTTGTTTTAAAGTGTCGCTAAATTTGCCTTCTTCAACGTCGTCATTTGTTTCATCTAAATTATTGATTTCGTTAAGAAGAGCATCTAGGTCAAAATCCTCATTTTCGTTTAAACCTTGGTTAATATCATCAGCTTGGTGATGTACTTTTCTAACCTGGTCAGCACGATAGTTTGGATAACCTACTGCTTCATCAACGTCTTCAACTTCCTCATCGAGGGTTTCTTCGGCTTCTTCGCCTTCTTCTAACTCTAGTTCGTTAAGAATTTCTTCCAAATCAATTTCCTCATCTAGTTGTTCATCTTCATCCATTCCTACCATCTCATCGATATCATCTACCTCGTCGATTGTAGTTTCTTCAGTTACGTCTTCTTTGGTTTCATCTTCTTCAACTTCATTTAGTTCTTCAGATAATTTCGCAGAAAGCATAGATTGAAGTTTTGGTGTAAAAGCTTCTTCTAGTGCGGCCTTTGCATTTGCAAGAGCAACTTCACGAACAGCTTTAGCGTCAGCGATTGCCTCTTTTAAAATGTCTTTTGCCATTTTTTCTAGGGTTTTTTCTCTTTCGAGTCTCGTTAATAAGTGTACGGGAAATAAGGTTATTAGGAACCTTAATAAAATTATAAATAATCAGGGACGCCTTATTAGGAAGGTCGTATGTTTCCCTGATACATATAAAAGTCCCCTAGAGGACAAAAAAGGACGCCCAATGGGCGTCCTCCTTTATTTATTAGTAATAATTACTGCTTTTTCATCAATAAAGATCCAGCTAGTACTAGTGTTATTAGGCCAACAAAGCCTGCATTACCTAGACCATTAACTGCATCTGTGATGCTTGCAAGAACATCCATTCCAAGTACTGTTGTACCTGTAAAAATGTTCCATACTAAGGCTAAAGTAGCCATTGAGAATACTACACCAGTTATCCCAGTGAAGAATTCATTTACTGTGTTTAAAATATTTTTCATTTTTTATTCTTTTAAAAGTTAAAATTTGAGACCAAAACCTAATTGTAAATTAAGTGTTTCTTCACCTACGCTGTATACTACCTTAGGATCAACATATACATTTTTGTGAAATGTAAACATTTTACCAGCGCCAATAGATAGATTATCTGTAGATAATCCACTAGTTGCTAAGTATCCAAAATACCCTTTCCAGAAGTATCTTGCATGTAGATTAATATCTACATCTGCGTCTGAATTGACTTGTGATAGTGACGCTCCAACCATAAGTTCTTCTGTCACACCATAGCCAATTGTTGGTGATAGAGACCAATCAGTCCAAGCAGTATTTGCAATATCGCCTGTTCCAACATACCAATCACCTTTTTGGTTTTGTACACAATTTTCATCTTGTGCGTTAGCTCCTACTGTTGCAAGCAACCCTAGAGCTAGTGTAAAAATAAATTTTTTCATATTTTTTATTTAAATTATAATTTGAAGGACCGCTCCTTCCTCTTTTTAGGATCACATTAGTTGTGCACAAACTATTGTTCACCAACGGTAATTATTGGTTGTAATAACTAAATATTAGCTATCCAAATTTTTTACGAAACTTTTTTGATTAACACTCACACGCACCTGTGTTATCACAGATGATGTCGCGTATTATATTATTTACATTGCTGTATTTGTATGTGGGTACTTTGATTTTTCCCTCTTGCAATGCACGTCCTTTTGGAGTCATAAATGCTCCATGTGTTGATGGCGTTGAGACAAAATCCCAACATAATAATTCAAAGTCATCTTGTACTTCAACTGTACCTTCTGACATATTTTCTTTTACGGAACCCATTCCTCTAGATGAAATTCCTACTGTTACACCTGCTGCAAATAGCGCTTTTAGGATATTTCCTGCTGGTGTAGATAATATTTCTACTTCACCCATTACATCATCTCCATCCCACCATAATTTTTTAATATTATGTGATACGTTTTGTAAATTAATTACTGATGAATCGGGGTGATCAAGTTCGCCTAATGCTCTATTTTCAGCTATAGGACCTGTTTTGTAATTTTCAATTTCTCTTTCTAAAATTTCTTTAGGATAAATACGACCATTTTGGTTTTTTGCTTCTGCACGTTGTACTACACCTTTAACCTCGAAAGTTTTATTTTCCTTAATTGATCTTTCAAGTAAAGTTTTATCTATTTGAAATGGTATATATTCTTGTAAAAGCATATTATTGTCTGTATTTGTATTTTTTATTCTTCCACTTTCCTTTACCTGCAAATGCGTGAGGAGTTGCATATCCTTCACCTGACCCTGCATTAAAAGAAGTTCCTGTTCCTACTGAGCTGGCTTCATCCATTTGCTTCATAAATGCTTCTACCTGATCATATAATTCTTTATTGCCTGTCTTTAACTTATCTAACAAATCCCAAGCGCTTAAATCTTTTCCTGGAAAATCTTCGTCATTATGGTGTTCATTAGCTTTATCAGTAACTTCTTTTAAAACTTGATCAAATCTCCAGTCGTGTATATTAAAATTAGGCATTATTTCTTCTTTTTTTGTTAATGTGTTTTCTATATCTAGAAAAGCGATTTTTTAACCCTTTAATTTCTCTTAGGAAACCCTTAAGTTTTTCATCATAAGGTTGTTCTGCTTGTAATTCCTCTAATCTTGTAACTGCTTTATCTAAAGATATATAAGTTGTATTTAAGTTTGTTTGATAACTTACATCCCACTCCATTCTTCCCGTTTCTGGGTTTTTATATGTTAATTTAGTCTTATGATCTAAATCTTCTTTAATTAGGGTTTCTTCATTAAGATTATATATTTCAACAAGACTAACCATGAATACTTTTTAACTCATTTACTAATTCGTAATAGTTAAGTAAATTAATTACATTATCATCTTTTATGCTAACATCTTTACATAGTGGTTTAAGCATATCTTGTGTTTCAACTAATTTAACAGCAGTTGCTTTATCCTCTACTTTTTGGGATAGAAAAATTATTGCTTTTTTAACCTCATTAATTTCTTGGTTAATATATGACTTAAGAGCAGGACTATTAGTTACACTATTAACGTATTCTTTTAAAAGTGTTTTTTGATTATCTTGTAGGTCGCTGTATTTGTCATTAAATTTTTCAAGTAGGATTTTATATGTAAGTAGTCTTGAATTTTTATCTTGTTCGTTAAACCCCTCCATCACAACATTTTTTTGTTGTTTTTTTGTAGTGGTTTTTATAATATGCTCTAAGATTGTTACCTTTGAATTTACAATAGATAAAGAAGTGGCGTCCTTATTTTCAAGTAAATTGAAGATGGATGCCATTATTTTATAGTCAGTTATTTTTGCCTTAAAGAAATTATTAATATCATAATTATTTTTAATCTCTTTAATTAAGTTGTACTTTTCTCTTCTTAACTGGGTTTTATTTAATTTATTGTGTGCTTCTAACAACGTATTAATTAACATAGTTGCTTGACTATCCCTTGTATATTTTTGGGTAGCTAAAGTATGATATATCTTATATTCTTTAAGAAGCTCAGTTTGTGTACTAAAGTGCTTCTGCAAGAACACCAAAGCTTTTTGGTCATTACCAGCGATAGTATCTGACGTTAGCTGCCTAGTGAGGAGTTCAAATAAGATTCCAGTATTCTTGTACTTAGAATGTTTGATTTTCATTTTAGAGTATTGCTATTTATCTGTATATAAATATAGGACTATTCCTAAGGCTTAATATTTTTTTCAGATAACATTCCCTCATTATTGTCTTCCTTTAAAATTTGTTTTTTATTCTTGATTTTTTGGAGAGATTTTTTTAAATTATTAGCTTCTAATGTTGGAACTCTACCCGGTCTTACTGGATTTTCAGGTGAAGCAGGTTTTAAACCTTTCTTACCTAGTGGATCTCTTGCAAGGTTACTTTCTTCACTACCATATGATGTTGGTTTTTCAACTGGTCTACCAGGTTCCTTTTCATCATACCCTGTTGGTACTTGTGCTGGGCCTACTGATTTATCACGTTTATTACCATATAATGATGCTAGATCGTGTGGGGTACCATAAGATATACCTGATTCTGATGGATCGTTTCCTTCATTTTCAATTTGACCAAGTCTAAATGCTTCCATAGCTTCATCAACCATAAGATCTTTTTCTTCATTATATTGATCTGGAGATAATCCAAATACATTTTCATAAACCCAATCTTTA